CTGTGACAGTGCGCAGCTCTGCAATCAGAGCTTCGTTGTCGCCGCCAGTCGAGCCGCCGTTTGCCCAAGGGTTGAACGCCTTGGGAACGATGGCCTCGCCTTCGTGAATACGCGCGGTCATGTCGCGGGGCACGTAGTTAGTCCCCACGGCAAACGCAGGCAGGCGGATGTTGTAGGTTTGCTCCCACAGCTTGCGCAGCTCTGGAATGCGCTTGGCCACGTCGAGCAGCGATTCGCCAGCGCGCAGGTAGTTGACGACACCATCAGCCCCGGTGAACTGGGCCATGTTGTTGTCCAGCTTCGTGAACGACGCACCGCCAAACGACGGGTCGCTGTACTTGCTGCCCACAGCGGCCCAGCCCGTAGTCGCATTGAAATAGGCGTCAAAATCGGCCTGCATCTTTGCAAAGGTGGCGGCGATGCTTGTGGCACCGTCACGCCCCACATCTGAGTAGCTGTTGCGCAGCAGGTCGTACAGGTCGCCAGCGAACCCGGTGAGGTTGCTGTTGAGGGCCTGCAGCTCTGACACCGCAGCCCCAGCCGATGATGCGATGGACTCTTGCAGGCTGGCCTGGGCTTCGCTGCTTTCCATCACGCTTGCCAGCTTGGCCTCGGTGAGCACGCGGTCGCGCAGGTATTCGGCTTGCGTCATCGTGCCGTCAGCGCTGGCCGACAGGAACGCATCGGCAGCACCGGCCAGCTTTTCAGCGGCAGACGCATCGCCACCGAGCGCCAGGCGCGTGTACTCATCGAGCACGCTCTTTGTCTCGGCGTAGCGCGATGCGGGGTCGCTCAGGGCTGTGGTGCTGGCTCGCAGTTTGTCCAGCGAACTCTGGATGCTGGACGCTGCCGAGCGCCACGATGCCGCCGCAGCCTTGGCCGCATCTGCCGCAGCCGAAGCAGCCGATTGAGCAGCAGCGTCAGCACCGCCCGAGATAGACCCGAACATGGCATCAAGCGCCGCTTGCGCGTCATCGGTGTAGCCCTGCTCTGCCGCCGCGCGGTCAATGTCTGCAAAGTAGGCATTGGCAGCGGCGTTGGATGCCGCCATGGCGTCGATCAGCCCGTAAATCTGCTGCTGCATGGCAACCGCAGCGGGGCCGAACTGCGCCAGGGCAGCCAGCTCGCGTTCACGCTCCAGCGCCACGGCGGCGAGGTTGTCGCCCTGCGCCCGCAGCAGGTCAATCTGCAAACGGCCCATAGTGTCGGCCTGCTGCGAGGCGAGCTGCTGGAAGTAATCCGCCGTGTTGGCAAAGGTGCCAGACAAGGCCAGTAGCGCCGCTGCCAGCTCGGCATCGCCCGCCGCAAAGGCAGCCTCTACCGCCGCGCGGAACTGTTCCTTGGCATCGTCGCCAGTGCGGGGGTCAATGCTCAAGTCAAGCCCCGCCAGGGTTTCGTTGAGCTGGGCCACAGCCGAATCGATGCGCTCTTGCTCGCTGTAGAAGCCCTGGTAGAAGGCCCCTGCACCAGCGGTGAGCGCCTCGATAGAACCGGCGGCATCCAGCAAGCCGGACTGCATTTCGTCGGTCAGGCCCGAGAACATTTCCATGCTGCGGCCCAGCGCGACGAATGCAGACTGCACCACGCCAATCTGATTCAGCACGCCGGTGAGCTGCTCCATGCTGGCCGAGTCGCCAATGCTGGTGAGCATCTTGTCGGCCCACGATGGCAAGTCCATGTCTAGCAGGACTTGGCGGGTGTCCTTGGCAACAGCTGCAAGGTATTCCTTGTAGCCCGCTTCGCCGTCTGCAAACTCTTTGGGCGCCCAGCGGCTTTGGCGTGTGTTTTCCCAGTTCAGCAGCTCTTTGCCATCCTTAGAGATGCGCAGCGCGCCCCAGGCGCCATCTTTCGAGGTGTCATCAGCGAACGCTGTGGCGATTTCATACCCTGCCGTTTGTCCGAATGCCACGGCAATACCGTCCAAGGCGGTGCCGAGGCCTTGCGCAATGGCGCTGACGGCGCTGATGGTTTGATCCCCCCGCTCGACGTACCCGAAACCAGTGCCGAACTGGTTATCGATGTTGTCGTTCGGGTTGTAGGAGGGCAAACCCTCTTCGTTGTCGCGGAAACCGAGGCTAGTGCGCAGGCCCGTGGCGGCGCTGTACTGCGCCGCGCCTCCGGTGTGCAGCGTGCCTGAGTCGTCGAGGCCCTTGATGAGGGCGTACAAGGCGCCGATGCCTGCCAGGTAAGGCGCAGCCACACCCAGAGCGCCCGACAGGTTCGCTGACTGGCGAGTTAGTGGCACGGCTTGAGCAGAGCTTCGAAACTAGGGATACAGACATAGCCCAAGACACCGTTGGGGCCATGCTCAAGAGCCTCAAAACAACCATCGCCCACGCCGAGATGCTTGCGAAGCGCCTGGAACTCATCGAGAAGAAGCGCTCTTAGCCCTCCGCTCGGTCTTTGCTCATCTGTTCAAGAGCTGCCAATTCCATTTGACGCAAGTCATCAAAGAGTTCTTGCCACTCACCGTCGTTCGCAGCCAATTTGTCCAACAACGGATAGGCGGCCTCGTAGCGCAGCCCTGTAGGACCGCTTACGCCCACATTCCATTGAGTCTGCAAGCGGCAGAAAAGATTGAAAATTGCCCAGTTCTCTGGCCAAACTTCAACGTCCTGCTCTTGCGTTCTCGCAGCCAAGGCCGCCAGAAAAGCGTTTGCTGGCGCGCGCTCTTGTTTTGCATAGAGTGCTGCGCCAGCAAAGACTAGTTTCCCAAGCGCCCCTCTACGCACGCGGTGCGGTAGGTTTCCATGATTGCCGCAGCAGCTCCGGGCAGTTCGTCGGCCAGTTGCTGAACGTTGGCTTGGTTCAGGTCTTCATCGAGGTTCCAGCCGTCCAGCACATCGAGGATGTACTTAGCGTTTTGGCCTGCTGTGCGCTCCATCAGCTCTTCCATGCTGAACTTCTCGCCGTCCTCCTTGGGCTTTGCGCCCGCAGATTCGACAAGAGCATCGATGAACACGCCGAACTCCGAGCGCGTGCGGTACTTGAACGTGCATTCGATGGAGCCTTCGCCGCCTTCCAGCATGGGGAACTTGACGATGCGGGTGAAGGACTTGGGTCGGGAGCCGAGCTTGATCTTGGAGGCCATGGTGTGGGGTCTTTCGCAGAGAAAAATGCCCGTGCGCACCCATGCCGCCTCTGCGAAAGGCGGTCATGGATGCGTCGGTGCGGGGGTGGCTTGCGCCGGAAAAGAAAAAGCCCTCGCGCGGAGGGCTGGGGGGCTCAATAGCTGATCGAGCGGCCGATGACGGTCAGGGCGGCCTGGACCGTATTCACCTGATTGCTGTTCAGGGCAGGCATTTCGGACACGGACAGATAGCCGTAGCCGTAGGTCACAGCGCCGCCGCTGATGACCTGCTTGAACGCCACCTTGGACAGGTTGCGCGAGATGCCCAGCGTTTACAAGATCACCGTCTTGACGGCTGACACGTTCAGCATCGATGGCCTGGACACCACCAACACCGGCTTTTTCCCTGTCGGCACCGGCGCTGGCACGGCGCAAAAGATCACCGGCTGGACGACCATCCCGCAGGTGCTGACGATCTCCGGCTCGGGCGGCGATGCGCGATTCACCGACGTGCAACTGCTGGCCAAGCGCAACTCGCTGCGCATCCCGACCGGCTTCAACGCCACCAGCATCACCATGTCGCTGGCCCACGATGCCGCGAATGCCAACTACAAGACCATGCTGTCCGTCGCGTCTTCGTAGCCGGACGTCAACAGGATTTCGTCGCCGGTGGCGTAGCCGTGGGCAACGCTGGTGGCAACTGCCGGATTGGCGTTGGACAGTGCGGTGATGGTCTTCGCCGCAGCGAAGGTTTGGGAGAAAGTTTGTGCTGAACCTTCAGGAAAATATAAAGCCATGGCTTGGCCCTTTCTTGGTCAATGGACGAAAAAAAACCGCATTGCTGCGGCTGGAAACGCCCACGCGGGGCAACGAAAAAAGCCCCGCCGGAAAATCCGTGGGGCTTTGCTGGGGTGGCTTGCGCCTAATTCAGTGGTCTATCTGGCCGACCAGATTTCAAAGCGCTGCAACGCGCCGTAAATGAGCGTGTCCAGTTCGTAGGTGGACATCGGCTCTCCTGTCGGCTTGCAAACAAATGCCGCCGATGCGCGCATGGCGTCCTCGATCTGCCGCACCAGTTGCAGCGCCTGCAACCGGGTGCTGCTGTAAACGCTGATCTGCATGAGCGTGTTGCGCTTGTCGCCGGGGGTGTTGTCCAAGAAGTTCAGGGACTCGCCGCCGATGCCCTGCCATGTCACGTAGGGCAGCGCGGTGCCCGATGGGGCCACGTCAGGGAACACGCGCGGGCAGATGGCCTTGAGCAGCGTGTTCAGGTCGGCTTCCATCATTTGTTCACCTCTTCGATGTAGCGGGCCTTGATGGCTTCGCGCACCTCAGCTCTTGTTTCTGCTACGGATCGAGCGATAAACGACTTGGATGGCTCCTTGCTATTACCGAACTCCGCGACATAGCCATACGGGGCCTTGTCCTTGTTCCAGCTCACCTGATAAGTGCTCACATCCTTAAACGACTTGTCCTTGCTGAACACTTGATAGATCGAGTCCCGAAGGTTTCCAGGCTGGTACGGCCCGCCGACCTTCCGGCCCTTGATATAGAAATCGTGCTCTTTGTCCGACACCGGGGCATTGATGCGGGCGCGGTCATAGATGATCTGCACGCCTGCCTGCGCTGCTGGCCGGGTGGCCGCGTGCAGCTTGTCTACCTTAGCGCGCAGCTGCTCCTTGAAGCGGCCTATGTCCATGCGAACGGTCATGCCCATTTCAGTTCACCACTTCACACACAAGGTCGATGTACTCACGCGCCCCAACGTCAGGCAGCACGGCCACAATGTTGTAAGCCTGCAGGTTGTGAACAATCCGCATCCCCGCCGTAATTCCGGCCCTGTAGCGCACGCGAATGGATGCCTGCACCACAGATACCGATGCACCTGCTTTGATGCTTTCCAGGCCCGATTTCATGCGAATGTCACCCCACACCGTCGCCACGTCCGTCCAGCCGGGGATTGGCTGGCCAAGCTCGTCCTGCGTGGTGCCTGGGGCTTGCAGCGTGACGCGGCGGTTCAGGCGGCCTGCTTGCATCAGGCACCTCCTGCATAGTTCACATATGGGGTGATCAAGTAGTCCGATCCCATTGGCAGTGCCGAAGCGTTCCCGACAATCACGTCCTCTCGGTTTGCGTACAGGTGCCCAACGATCAGCAACGCGGCGGCGTTGATGGCTTCATTGGTGGCAATGCCTGTCAGGTCATCCGTGGGGACCGATGCGGAATCGGCATACACCTTGCGAAAGATGCGGCCCTCGATGGTTTGGTACGCCACCGCGATCAGGTTGGTGATCAGCGCGTCATCTTCGGTGTGGTCAACCCTGAGATGTACCTTTGCTTCTGCGGTGGTGACTTTTGCCATGATCAGTCCTGGTACTCAACGACTTGAGCGCCGTTTTCTTTGGCGGCATCCACTGCGGAAGGTGTGGCAT